AGGATGTTCTTATACTTGTTCACAGAAAAGAACTTTTAAATCAAACCAGGCGAACACTTTTTAACGCCTTTAATATTTCCGCTCAGATAATTATTGCCGGAATGAAAACGGTACCACGTGCCAGGGTTTACGTTGGTATGGTGGAAAGCGTTGTAAAAAGATTGCATCTAATACATAATATTGGTTTAGTTATTATTGACGAAGCTCATATTGACACATTTAATAAAGTACACGATTTTTTCCCATCACAATTTATTATAGGGTTCACCGCTACTCCATTATCAGCTAACAAAAAAAAACCGGTTAAGATGTTTTATGAAGATATTGTTTGCGGCGTGGATATACCCGAACTTATACAACAAGGGGCTTTATGCCAAAATATAACTTTTGCGCCCCGTGATACTGTAGAGCGTTCACAACTTACAATTAAGAATGAGGAGTTTGAAAGCGGGCAAATGGGTAAGGCTTTTTCTGCTCCTAAGTACATTAGTAATACTGTTACAGCTTACCAGCGTTGGGCTAAAAATACTAAGACAATTATTTTCAATTGCAATGTAGAGCATTCAATTAATGTGCATAAAGCGTTTTTGCTTGCTGGTTATGAAAGTAAACACCTTGACGGCACTATGACGGATACTGAACGCCGAAATATTTTACAGTGGTTTAAAGTAACGCCTAATGCAATATTGAATAATGTAGCGATTGCAACAACTGGTTTTGACGAACCTACGATTGAAACCGTAATGATGAATAAAGCCACTTTGTCAATGCCTTTATGGTTACAATGCTGTGGACGTGGCAGCAGGCCGACGGAGATTAAATCCGCTTTTACAATTATTGACATGGGAGGCAATGCAGTCGCTCATGGCGACTGGTCTGATAGCCGTAATTGGGAACATATCTTTTTTAATCCACCAAAGAGCAAAGAAAAATTAGGTGCAGCACCTGCTAAAAATTGTCCTCAATGTGAAGCGATTATTGCTTCATCTGCCAGGGTGTGCAAATTTTGCGGGTATACTTACCCTCCAAAAGAGATTGAATTAGAGGAAGAATTAGGAGAGTTTGTAGTTATTACAAAGGGAATTGATGTACATAAAATTATTGAGGAAAATAAATATCGAAAAGAATACTACCCATTTTTTAAAATTGGCACTGATATAGCGATTCAGGCGAAGAAGTCAATACCTGCTCTTACAGATGATGTATTAGAGTTCGTTTTAAACAGCTATTACAATAAAGTAGCTGTATGGTGCAAAGAAAAAAATAAACGGTTTAATCAATGGCACAAAGACACTGCTAAAACGCATTTATACATGCAGCTTGCCGAAAGGTTTAAAGGGTAGGAGAATCCTATTAATAACGGGAAGTGTTCGGTTATTATTTCACCATTACCTGAAAATGAGCCAATATTAATATAATTATGCAACACAAAGAAATTACACTATCTACAGGGCAATCGGAATTTTTAGAATTCTTAAAAACGGGGCGCAATATTTTCCTTACTGGTAAAGCAGGTACTGGTAAAAGTTATATTGTAAAAGAAGGTATTGAATTATTAAAAAGTATATGTAAAAAAGTAATAGCAATTGCACCTACAGGTATAGCCGCTAATAATATTGGTGGACAAACAATACACTCAATGTTTAATATAAATCCTTTTGGAGTAGCAAATTTTGAAGAGTGCAATTTTTTAAAACCAGAAAAGAGACGATTGCTTGATAATGTAGACGTAATATTTATTGATGAAATTTCTATGCTTAGGCCGGATGTTCTGGATGCTATAAACTGGACTTTATTAAAAAACGGATGCAAAAATCTTTCTTCTAAGCAAATCGTATTTATAGGAGACTTAAAACAATTGCCTTCTCCTATTAACGACAATACCAGGTCAATACTTTACAGAACTTATGATGGAGAAGAGTTTTACCATGCTTTGATTTACAAAAAACTAAATGTTATAAACATAGAATTACACGATGTTTTAAGGCAATCAAATATGGAGTTTATTGAGCAATTAAATATAATAAGGGAAGGCGGTAAAAGCCCTTATTTTAAACAATTTGTTTCGACGGAAACAAAAGGAGTTGTATTAGCGCCTCATAATTCGACTGTAGAAAAGTACAATAAGATTGGACTGGACAGTATCAACTCAAAAGAATTTGTATTTGAGGCGGAGGTATCTGTTAATTTAAAAGCGGATTATTTTAATTTGAAAACAGTTTTAAAAGTAAAAAACGGCTGTAAAATAATGTATTTAACAAATTCATTTAACGGAGATTTGGTTAATGGAACCTTAGGAATTTTTGTATCGCATAATAATTGTCATTACATAAGGGTAGGCGATATTAATTATGCCATAAATAAAATTGAATGCACTAAAAAAGAATACGTTTTTAATAAGAAAAAAAATGACTTAGAACTTATAGAAGTAGGAAGTATTACTCAGTACCCTATAAAATTAGCATACGCACTAAGTATCCATAAATCTCAGGGTCTTTCATTCGATGAGATTACAATTGATTTGAAAAAACCTTGCTTTCAAAAAGGCCAGCTATACGTTGCATTAAGCAGGGTTAGAAGCCCGGAAGGATTGAGAATAATAATTTGATACCAATAATAATTTAAAACCCCTAAAATAAAACAATGAGTCAGCAGTTGTTTCCGGTTTGGAAAGAAGTTAAAAAATATATTGATTGGGGAATTTCGGTTATCCCCGTTAGAGATAAAGATGATAATTATGGATTTGCTAAAACTCCATTTGGCAGTTGGAAGATAAGCCAGCGGGTACGGTATACGGAAGCAGAACTTTTCCCTTTAATGGACATAAAGTACAACACGGAGGCAGTTGGCCTTGTTGGCGGTGAAGTGAGCGGTAATTTAGAAATTATTGATATAGATGTTAAATATAAAGCCGGTATTGATGCTATTATTTTTACCGACTTAAAAACTTTATACCCAGAAATTTACAACCGGCTCCGTATTCACAAGTCTACTAATGGTGGTTTTCATTTACTTTACCGATGCAAGGAAAAAGTTGATGGTAATTTAAAATTAGCTGGTAGGGATGCGACGGACGAAGAGTTGAAATTAAGGCCAAAAAATAAAGTTTATAATTTCATTGAAACCAGGGGTGAGGGTGGATACGTAGTTGCCCCGCCAGCGTTGGGTTATTCGGTTGTAAAAGACTTGCCAATCCCGGTTTTAACAGCTTTGGAAAGGCAATCAATTTTATCCCTGCTTCGCTCTTACAATCAGCTTATAAAAATTGAAGTTGCCCTAAAAACACAAAAATCACAATCTGATTATTATGATATAAATCCTTTTGCTGATTATGACTATAGGATTAACCCTACCGATTTGATGCAATCGCTGGGATGGGGTACTTACCGATCTAATAATCATTTTATTTGGTTTACCAGGCCTGAAAAGAAAGCTGGTGTAAGTATGAGCTTTAATCTTCAAAGCCGATTTTTTTACTGCTTTACGAGTTCTACAGAACTGGAGGAAAACAAGGGTTATTCACCTTCCAATTTATTGGCTCATTTAAAATTTAATGGGGATAAGAAGCAGCTTTATAAGTATCTGGTGTACAGGTTTCTGTTTCCGCTGGGCATTCGCTGCCAACCAACGCCAGCCAGGAGGCTATTGCACGGCATGCGGAGCTGTCTTTAATTGATAGCAATAATTACCCTTTTGGCCACTATTGGATAGACAGCATGAAAGACGGCATAAGTATAGACAGGGAGCGCCTGTATACTGTATGCGAAGGATTGGGCTTTAAATTACATAATGACGACATAGTAAGGGTTACGGGGCAGTTTATCTACAAGTACGATTATAGGTCATTTGTAGACGAGGTAAAGGCATACGTAAAAGAGGAGGACGCGGACCTATACAGGGATATCTGCAACGCCTGGGAGGTTTTTATTGAAAAGCACGGGAAGTTTACGGTTACCAGGCTTCAGGTTTTACAAACCGACAATATATTAAAAGACGATAAAAATAATTGTTTTAAGGTTTACTTAAACGGCATTCTACATATCAATTCCGATAATATCAATTTCGGCTATACTACTGATAAACTTATTTGGCACCACTCGGTTTTGCAAAGGGGTTATCGTTCTGGTGATTCAGGTGTTTATGTTGATTATTTAAACAAAGCTGTGCAATTAGAGCAGAATTATGACTATGTATTAAGTTGCCTTGGGTACCTATCACATGAATATAAAGAAAGCGAATCAGCATACATTATAGTTTTGACCGAGCAGTGCGAAAACCCTAAAGATGGAGGTGGTGCCGGAAAGAATGTTTTTTGCCAGCTTTTGCGGCATACCACAACTATTCACAATAAGCCTGGTAGCCAGGTAAAGACAGATGAGAAATTCATGCAGAGTTGGGATGGCCAGAAAATCTACTGTATTACAGACGTTTTAAAGTCGTTCAGTTATGATTTTTTAAAATCTATGACAGATGACGGCGGATTACAAAAAAAGCTGTTTAAAAACGAAGTGGCTATTTCAAAGGAGGATATGCCAAAGTTTCTTATTAATACTAATTATTCAGTAGATGTTAAAGACGGCGGTTTAAAGAGACGCATTCGTATGTTGGAGTTTACGGACTTTTTTACAAAGAGTAAAGGGATAGATGTGTTTTACGGTAAAAATTTTCCTGGTTCATGGAATGAATGTGATTGGGCTGGGTTCGATTCATGTATTGCATTGGCTATTCAACTTTTTTTACAGAATAATCGAAAAATACCTGAAAAGCAATTGAGCGAAGGTGGGTGGTTAAAGCAGTGGGAACAGGAATACTCTACACCTGCCACAGATTTTATAAAAACTAATATTGAAAGTTGGATTGAAATGGAGTTTGTGCCAAATGAAATTTTTGATACAAGATTAATGGACTTTAAAGTTAAAGGCGGTTACAAATTTATGCCTCCTAATAAGAAAATTTATGAGGCTATTGAAAAGTATTGTGATAAACATAGGATAATTTTTCAGGTTAGTAAATTACAAAGGGTGGATGGAAAAGTAGACCCAGTTAAAGGAAAATTATTTATAAAGCATTGATAATAAGGATTGTAACCTCTGTAACTTTTATGTAACCTTATTTGTAACCTTATAAATAATTGATAATCAATTTTGTAACCTCTGTAACCTCTATTTCTCTTTTTATTGTATATAGAAAAATAAAAAAATAAATAATCTCTAAAATGGCATTTTAAAAAAAAAAAAAAAAATATTTTAAAAAGTAGCTATTAATAGGGTCTTTTTGAGGTTACAAGGTTACAAAGCTGATTATCATAGTAGTTATGAAGGTTTTTTAGGTGTTTATAGAGGTTACAGATATTAATATAAATAATAACATAACGCAAAATCCAATAAAATGTCATCAAAAAGTAATATGAAGCGAGCAATTACAGAAATTTCAGAAGAACGCCTACAGGCCCAATTTTGGGAATGGGCATGGAACACATACCCACAATTCCGGCGGCTCATGTGGGCGGTACCAAATAGCACAAACACAAATGCTATACAAGCCAGCCGCTTAAAAGCGACCGGGCTTTTACCAGGTGTATGGGATTTACACGTCTTGTACAAAAGGGAGTACCACATTATTGAAACTAAAATTGGTGATAATAAGCTAACTGTAGACCGTGTAGTTAATGGAAGGAAAACATACGGGCAATACGAATGGGGCGAACTAATGGCAGCTAATGGAGCCACAAGGCATATTTACTACACACTTGAGGAAGGACAGGCAATTTATAAAGCCATTTTTGGGTTAAATTAGTGATATTTGCCTTATAATTAATTTTATTTAACTTTGCTAAAATTTATTTACTTGGAAACAAACCTAATACTAGCCACCGGCCTTATGTTTTTCGCTTTTATAGCGTGTTTAATTACAGCTTTGAAGCTGAAAAAGAAAGTGAAGTATTTAGAGATTGAACTTGATTTGATGCACGATAGAAGCAATGAGGAAAGTAGGAGAAACGCCTATAAAAATGAACAGATAACCAGTTTAAATATAGGGATAAAATTAAAAGATATACGCATAGAGACTAACACCAGTATAATATCAACCCTTAAAAGGAGCATATTAAATTACGAAGAAACAAATAAAAAACTTAGTGAAGAAACAGAAAAGTTAAAAATAGCAAATAACGGAACCATTGCCGGCAAGGACTGCTTAATTAAAAACCTTGAAGCAGAAATAGCAGTTTTAAATTTGCGCTCGAATAAGAAATCGAATGAGATAACTAAACTTATTGAAGAAATTGAAAATTTAACAGGATGCCTATACAAACAGTTTGCAGTAAAAACTATTAAACCAAGGGCTAAAAAAAGAGATAAAGTTTATTGATTATGGCAAAGGCAGGAAAAGATAAGAAAAAGGTTTCAAAGTATGATAGCAGAAAGAGCGCATTCAAATTTGACGATATTACGGCCGAGTTAACAGATAGGCAAAGGCTTTTTTGTATGGAGTATGTTAAATGTAAATTTAACGGAAGCCAAGCCGCCAGGAATGCAGGATACGAAGAAAGATCAGCCGGGCAACAAGCAGAGCGCTTATTGAAAAATGATGAAATTATAAAATATATAAATTTAGTAAAAAACGATTTAGGTTTAAGGGTGGGCATAAGCGCCGAAATGATTGCTAAAGAACTTGCTAATATTGGTTTTTCAAATATATCGGAAACCTTAACAGTAGATGGAGCTTTGTCTCAAGTTAAAAGTATGGACAAAGATGTAAGCTCCGCAATTTCGTCTATAAAAATTACACAGGATACAGACAGAGAAACTGGCGAATCTACAGGCCAATTAGTTGAGATAAAATTATGGGACAAGCCGAAAGCATTGGTAACACTAAACGCAATGTTAGGCTATAACGCTCCCATAAAAGCAGCTAATACTGACAAGGATGGTAATAATCTGCCTTCACACGACTATTCAAACCTATCAGAAAGAGAACTTAATACACTAATTGAACTCCATGCAAAAGCCTCTAAAGTTTGATATTGAGGCAGCAAAGGGCGCTTTGGCCACAAAAAATTTTAAAAGGTTTGTAGAATACATAAAGCCTGATTACATATTTAAGCCTTTTAACGAGTATATAATGTCAAGGCTACAGGATTTTTCAGAAGGTAAGGTAAAGAAGATGATGGTTTTCATGCCGCCGCAGCATGGTAAGCAAATATATGACAATGAGTTAGTTATAACAACAAACGGTTGGAAAAAACACGGTGATTTGATTGCCGGAGACTATGTTTATGATAGACATGGAAAACCTACAATGGTTATTGCGATATCTGAAAAAAGCGAATCAACACATATAGTAAAATTTTCTGACGGTAGCCAAATACAGTGCCACGAAAACCACGAATGGGTTGTATATGACAAAAAAAAAGGTATTGAAAAAATAGTTGAAACAAAACAGCTTTTAAATAACAATTTAAGGATTGGCGACGAAAGGAAAAGAGGCAATAGGTATAGGTTTCAAATAGATACTAATGTGGGTGTGGATTTCCCTGAAAGAAAATTACCTTTAGAGCCTTATGTTTACGGAGCTTGGCTAGGCGATGGTTCAAAAGGTAAAGGATGTATAACGCACCACGCTAATGATAATGAGGTTATTGATAAAATAGTTAGTTACGGTTACGAAAAAGGCCCCGCGTATGTTCACAAAGACACGGGCGTTATAACTACTAATTTTAAAGAATTAAGGTTAAAAATTAAAGAAACTGGGAGTTTAGATACAAAACATATTGCTGATATTTATTTAATATCAAGCAGGGCTCAACGGCTTGAGTTGTTGGCAGGCCTTATTGACACAGATGGTTATGTTTATCATAAAAATGGCCGTGTTACTTTTTCAAATATAAATAAAGGTCTTATTGATGGGGTTAAGGAATTGGTAATATCTTTAGGATGCAGGGCTACTATTTGCGAATTCCAGCCAACAAAGTCAACATCTGGCATTGTTGGTAAGAACATTGTTTATCAATTATGCTTTAACCCTTATTTTAATATTCCAACTGCAATAGAAAGAAAAAAAGTAAAAAATATAAACCCTCAAAAAAGAAAGAGAGCCATAATTTCTGTAGAAAAAGCAAAAAAAATAACTAAAGGAAATTGTATACAAGTTGAGGGTGGCGTTTATTTAGTAGGTAAAAACCTTATCCCAACTCATAACAGTACGCTAACTACAAGGAACTTACCAGCTTACATATTAGGAAAAAACCCGGCTAAAAAAATACTAATAGCCAGCTATTCCGCAACTGTGGCACACGAATTCGCAAGGGATGCTAAAAACATAATAAACAGTCCTGAATACAAAATGGCTTTCCCAAAAACACTTATAGGTAAAGAGGGATCATCTGTAGCCTCAGGCAGCTTTGCGGACACGGCTCATTATTACCAAACACCACAAAACGGTTTTATTTATTCTGTTGGCCGCGGAGGTTCTCTTACTTCAAAAACAATAGACATAAGCATAGTTGACGATCCACTGAAAGACCGTTCAGAAGCGGTAAGCCAAACAGTTAAATCAGGGCTAGACAGTTGGTATAATGATGTGGTAAGAACCAGGTTGCATAACGATAGTCAGGAATTGATAATATTAACCAGGTGGGTGGAAGACGATATTGCAGGTCGTTTGCTAAAAGAAGAAAAGGACTGGGAAGTAATAATTTTCCCAGCTGTTAAAACGGGTGATTATTCCGAATATGATAAAAGAGAAGAAGGCGAACCACTTTTACCCGAAAAGCACAGTTTAGAAAGGCTTTTAGAAGCCAAAGAAAGGAATGGTGTGTCTTTTGATAGCCTTTATCAGCAAGACCCAAAGCCAAATAAAAAGCTACTCGTACACCCTAATTTTACAAAAGTTGATTCATTCCCTTTAGAAAAAATAAACAAATGGATAATCGGGATAGATTACGGATTTAATGACCACACGGCTGTTGTTGCGATAGGTTGTTATGAAAATAATCGGTATTGGTTACCCATTTTATATAAACCCGGGAAAGATATTATTTCAGAGCAGATGATAAAAGTAGGAAAATTTAATGACGATATAGTGGATGACATACTATCCGATGCAGTTTACAAAGTTATTAAGGCAAAAGGTTATGAAAAAAGTATTTGCTATTCTGAACACCACAAAGTAAAAATAATTAAATTACATGGAATGGGTCTGGTGGTTTATCTAGCAAATAAAAAAATAGGGGAAGGCATAGAAAAAGTTAACTCCTATAATAATTACTATTTGCACATCGATACAGATACACACAATGAGGTTAGTAAATATCAGTTCAAATCTATAGGAGAGGTAGTTTTAGATGAACCAGTTGACGGTAATGATCACATAATGAATGCTGGTCGTTACGCAATTTACACGGATTCTATTTTGTACAACCATTAGCGTTGGCACACGGTCTGTGAAAATATCTAAATTTTATTTAAAAATTAATAATTTGATTAAAAAGTTTTATCTTTATACCGTATTTGACAATACTTTTACCAAAAAACAACCTAAAGAATGCCGTCTTTGATTGAAAAAAGAATAGAGTGTCCGGTTGAAAAATGTAGAAAATTATTGTGTAAAGGCCACGTAGGCAGTGGAATAATTTACGTCAAGTGCAGAGGGTGCCGCAATATGATAGAGATAAAAAACGATGCTGTAAGAGTAGTAAAAAAGTAGACTTAAAATAAACATATTAATTGAACCGTAAAGGTCGATTCCGAAAGGACTCGGCCTTTTTTATTTTATAAAAATGGGTTTAAGGCAGGCCGGAAAAGAAATATTAAAGGCAAATTTTGGTAATGCTATCAACCAGCTAGTTAACTCTAGTACATATAGGGGTGATAACAATTTACCTGCACGAACAAACGTGCCTTTGGATATAATTATAGGCGGCGGTGATGGTGTTGGCGCTTTCTACTCGTGGAACGACCTTGGTAGCTCTTTGACAGCGTATGATATTTGCCCTCCTTTAAAAGCAGTTTGCAATCGCCGGGCGTTAGCAACGGCAAATGCAGATGTTTCAGTTATTAATAGCCTCGGCAAGCCATCCAGCAGTGCACAAAGTAAGAAAGCGTTAAAATTATTAATGCAGCCTAATAAGCTACAAAGCTGGGTACAATTTATTTGCCAGGTACGGGTGTACTTAGATTTAATTGGCTATGTTATAATAGTTCCGTTAAGGCCAGCCGGATTTGATATGGTTGACAGTGAAAGTCTTTGGGTAATACCGCCATCTCTTTGTAAAATCATAAATAACGGACACCTTTTAAATTTTTCTACAGGCGGTATTGACGTAGTATCAATTGGCGGCGCAATGATACGCCCAGATGACTTAATAATCATTCAGGATATTGACCCTTCAGTTAATCACCTGGTTAAGCCGTCTAGTAAGGTAAAGAGCCTGGAACACAACATAAACAACATTATAGGTGCTTTACAAAGTGAAAGCAACCTGATTAAACAACGTGGGCCATCCGGTATAATAACAGGAAAAATAAACCCGCAATTAGGTGCGCCTATTCCACTTTTAAAAGAGGAAAAAGAAAGAATACAATCACAGTTTAACCAAACATACGGCTTTTTAAATGGGCAATCTTCTATAATAATCACAGATGCGGCATTGGATTGGCAAAAGACTGGTTTTGATGCAAGCGAATTAAGGTTGCATGAAGGCATAAGGGAGAATACTAAAATTATTTGCGACACGATTGGGTACCCAGCAGAATTAATGAGTGTGACCGATAGTAAGTATGACAATATGGAGCAGGCTGACAAAAACCTGTATACAAAATTCATTATACCAGGTGCTAAAAATATTGCACAGCAACTTTCTTACTACCTGCTTCCGGATACAGATAGTTTCTTTTTTGATTACAGCAAGTTGCCAGAAATGCAGACCGATAAAGTAAAGGAGGCTGATGCAGCTTATAAGCTGAGTAATTCGCTACAGATTGATTTTAGAAACAATATCATAACGCTGAACCAATGGAGGGTAGCTAAGGGCATACCAGAAACAACGGACGGCAATAAATATTTTTCTGATTTAAAAGATTTATTAGGAATAACTATTCCAGTACAACAAAATAGCATAAGCGATGGAACACAAGCCAATTAAAAAATTAACTGAATCTGACAAAGCGGCTATAGACAAAAAAATATCCGCAAAGGAAAAATTAGTTAAGGATAAAAAAAATATTAACAAGTGAGAAACCAAATTATACCAAAAGACTTAAAAGGTAAAGCACTTTTTGATTTCATTGTTAAAAATGAAGCGTTAATAATCCACGCTAAAAAAAGTGCCATTAAGTATTCTGACAGCTTAACGGTATCAAATCTTTTTATAGATGAAAAAGGATCATTAGTAAGCAAGGGTGTTAACGATATTCCAGCTATATCCGGCGATGCAACTAAACTAAATCTGAACGTAGTAATTAACACCACTAACTATTTTGACAGCCACGGCGATGTACATATACCTGGCTTATGGAATAAAAGTTTGGCAGACAATAAAAAAAATGGGTTTTATCTGCTTAAATCTCACCGTTCAGATTTTGAATTTGTGATCGGTGAAGGTATGAAGGGGAGCGCTAAAAAAATGGCGTGGAAAGATTTAGGATTCGATTACACCGGTATTACGGAGGCTTTAATGTTTTCAGGGGTGGTAGAAAAAGATCGTAACCCTTTTATGTTTGACCAATACGCAAAAAGATATGTAAAGCAACACTCTGTAGGCATGTGCTATGTAAAAATAGTTACCTGCATAAACGATGATGATTATCCAGTACAGTTAGAGAATTGGAATAAGTACAGGTCTATGGTAATTAATGGCGACGATGTAGACGAGGAAGGGTACTTCTGGGCAATATTGGAAGCTAAAGTAAATGAGGGTAGCGCTGTTTTATTTGGAAGCAACGATTTAACCCCCACCTACTCGGTTGAAGATTCGACGGAATATGAAGAACAAAAACAAATAAATGACAGCACTGAAGAAAAGCCGGGTACGCCCACTTTAGAACAGCCGCACAAAGATTCATTTATTGATTTTATACAACAAACAAAATTCATTAACATTTAATCATTTAGAAAATGACACAAGAAGAAAAAAAAGCTCTTGCAGATAAGATAGGTCAGGAAACTACCGATGCAATTGCAAAGGCAACTAAAGGCATGGATGAAATTGCCAAAAAAGTAGCTGAGGAAACAGTAGCTAATGGCAGTGTTTCAAAAGAAACTTTTGAAAAGTACCAAAAAGAACAAACCGATGCAGTTGAAGCGGTAAAAGAAATTGCACGTAAGCAAGGTACTACCC